CTCCTAGACTATTTACTGTTTTTGGAGCCTGTAATCCAGTTTCCTCTCTGAATCCCATTTTTCTTAGTCTTGCCTCAGATTCATTTTGAACTGCTTTTTGCATACTAGCCTCTGAATCAGCAAGTTGCTTTTTCAAAGATTCTATTTGCTTTTGCATTTTCTCCATGTCATCATCGTCATCGTCATCCATTCCCTTCTCTTCTACAGGTTCGTCAGATGCATCGTCATCATCGTCCTCTTTGTACATTCCCTTCTCTTTCTCATCTTCATCATCACCATGCTCTTTGTGCATACCTTTTTCCTTGTCATCTTCATCATCACCATGATATGCAGCTTGGATTGTGTTTTGCTGGTCTTCTATTTTTGAAGATATACCAGCAGCTGATTCTGAATCATCAGCTTTTTGTGGAGTACCACCTGTTGGTTTTGCCTTTCTATCGTCTCCGCTAACGTCAGCTCCAGCATAACTGTCACCTTCACCAGCTTTCAACATAGCAACAACTTCAGTGGCAACTGATTTAACGAGTTCTGATTGAGCTTTCGCCATTTCTTTTTCGTTTTCCTCAGCTTCTGCCTCTTCCTCTTCCTTAGCCAATCTAATGTCCATTTTTTGTAGGACTTCGGCTACAGCAGCAAGAGCAAGGTTAGTTCCCTCCATTTGCTTCTCAAGTCTTTCTGAGATATCTGCCATAGTATTAAACCTCCTATGTTTATTGTTTTTTATTCCATTTAACATAAAAGGTTGGTCTTAGCCATCCGACCTTTTTAGAATGAAAATATAACGTTATATTTAAACGTTATTACATTATACTACGAAAAACTGAAAATCCTACTAAAACTAACTACTATTATAATATAAAAGTAATTATTCGTCTGTAGGTAATCCTTTTGAGTCTAATTGAATCATTTCGTTACGAAAATCATATAGAGGAACTTGTAAAAGTTTTTTGAGTTTATCACATTGATTCCCTTCTGGGAGGGATGCTTCTACTAAATCTAATACTTTCCCAACCATTTTAGAATGTCGGGCTATAATATATTCTTGTGTGGGTGTTATTTTACTTACATCTACCATTTTATTCTCCTAGCTAAACTGGAACTTGTTTTCTAATCCTATGCCTAATTTTTTTAGAAAGTTTCTCTCTTTCTTGGTTAGCGAGCTAACATATTCATCCCAAGCTTTCTGCAACCATGGGTTTCCTTCTCGTGGAGTATCTACCGTGTACCATCCCCTAGAAGCCCCACTCCATTGTACAACTCGTTTACTACCAAAATTTCTCCCATTAGGATATGATACAGGTCTAGATGACTGCCCTTTATAGGCTCCCGTTTTAATTGGAGAACTATAAGTTCTATTATGGTCTCTAGGTTGTTGGACATACTCCGGCAATGGTCCATCATCCCCATCATGTACTTGTTTAGCATAAGGAGCTGAATAAGAAATTTTAAATCCTTTTGAATCAAATGAAATTGACCCAGATTTTTTTAAATTACCTGATTCTCCTTCTGGAACTAATTCCTGTGCTTTGTCAAAAACAGCATTACCTATAAGTTTAATGGTTAAAGCACTAAGTTCTTTTGCTCGTGTAGTACGACTTTTTGGCATAATATATTATTATACTAATTAGCCTTCTAAATCCGTCCATTTTTCAGGAATTTTATCAATAAATTTTCTCTTACTTGTATCGTATCGGTTCAAATAGATAACATCTCTACCCACATAACCATATTTTGGGTGCCAGTAAGTAACTATTTGTTTAGGTTTGGTAGCTGCTTGAAGTCTTTGTAAGGCAAACTCATCAGGACCTTTCATGGTTCCACAGATATGTAACTCACCTGTACCTATATCTAACTCGTCAATACGATGGAAATGTCCTATCATAACACTATCAAACTCTTGTTCTAAGTCCCCATCCATGGCATCTTCAATCTCTCTCTGTAAACTTTTCCTAAATTGAAAAACACTTCTTAGTTTAGTTATTGAGTTGAGTATTGCACCACTACTTCCAGCTCCTGATATACAGTCTCCATGAGTAATAAGAACTACTTTGTCGTGTACTTTGAAAGTAGTCATAAAGCTTCTAGGAATATGAAACTCTATATTTTCTTGGTTCTTACAAAAAGAAGCAACCCATTGGTAAAGCATATAATCCCAATCCATATACTTATCTTTCATAGGTGGCTTTCTTGTCATCCTTCCATGGTTACCAACTACACAAGGTACTTTGATTTTTGAGTAATGTGGGGCTAAGTACATCAAAGCTTGTCCAATAATACTAGCTCCTCTAATCATTTGTTCCATACAGTTAGCCATATTAGACCTAGCTAACTCTTCATGTATATCTCCACTAATCATGTCACCTAACATAGGTATAATTAGTTCATCTACAGGGGCTATTTGTCTTCTATAAGATGTGTGCTTTAGTATTTGGTTAGCCCAACCATACATACGTTTATTGAATATCTCAAAGTTATATTCATTCAAGCCACGCATTTGGTCTTTGAATACATGTTCCCCTATGTGAGTGTCTGATAAAGGGGTAACCATCACTTGTGCTTGATGACCAAAGGGAGTTTTGTCTGTTTTTTCTATGTGTTTTAGAGGGACCGCAGGAAATGATTTAGTAAACTCTTGTATAGTATCAACAATAAGTTCTTGTTTAGTGTTTTCTTTTAAGGATTTTTCGTAGAGTTTCTTATAAAACTTTGCTTCACTTTTTTGGGTAGCAACTTTTTTATCTAGCTTAACTCTTTCAGCTAAACTATCTTCTGGATGTAAGACCTGCTCTTCTTGAACTCCCTCTACCTCTTTGTCGTGCCAACGTTGAATTGTTGTCCGATGAGTATCGGTCCCGTACTCCTCGTTCATCCAATTTGCTATCGCTGTCCACGTAGCTCCTAAAGCTCTTCTTCTTATTATCTCTGATTTTGCCTGCTCTGGAATCATAATTCCTCCTAATCTTTACTACTAAAATCTTACCACAAGTAAGACATTGCAAGTCCTTATCTTCATTTATGTACATATGTCCTTGACACTTAGTACACATTCTATCATATAATTTCATTTAAACAAAGGGGCTATCTTTATCGTCTTCTTCTTCAGCGTCTATCCGACCAGCTTCTTGGTCTCTATAACCTCCAGCAACAGTAGGTCCAGATTCAGTTCCAGAACCATATGATAACTGAACACTAAGTCCTGCAGGAGCAGTTTGGGACGCATCCCCTTTTTCATCAGGTTTTTCACTCTTCACATTTTCAGAATCATCTAAGTTTCTAATTTTAGATTCCATATCTTTTTGTTCTACATCTGCCTGCTTATCAGGTTCCGCATCATACTTTAGTGGATTACGAAGTCCATCTGTTTGTTTAGTTTGGTCATTTATAGATGTAGAAGATGTTTGCTGTCTAAACTTTATATCATCTTTTTGTAGTTCTTCACGAACCCATTTTATTAGCTCGACTGTAGAAGAATTAAATTCCTTTTGCATTTTTCGTTCAGGAGAATGGTCATTTAGAAACAATCCTAACCTTTCAACTCCTGTTCTTTTTTTACCCTTACGTTTTTTCTCCCATCTTTTTTTACGTTCTGACCTACCACCGTAACTAGGGGTAAACACCCCTGAGTCTTGGGATGTAAATACTGTTCCTGCACCACCTCCAAATGACCCAGAAGTAGCTGCTCCACCCCCACCGCCATTTTCTTTCAGCAGTTTTTCTAATTCAGGATGAAATTTAAAGGTTACTTTTTTTGCATCTTTTTTCACTGATTCACCGTCCACTAATATTTCAATAGGATATACTTCATCTAATGTATTATACCAATAAGCTACTTCATAGCCACCGTCATCTAATAATTTTACAAACAAACCTCTATCATAACTTGGTCCATCTTCCATGTCTGTAGCTCTAAGAACTTTGGTTTCACCTCTAGGTAATAATAAATCATGTTTTATATCTTCAGACTTTTGTTTCTGTAATTCTTTCTTAGCAGCTTTTTTATACGAGTCGTTTTGTCCTCGTGGGTTTGTTATCCAAGATTTATTCATCTTCTATATCAATCTCTGTAGGTTTAGTTGCTTTTCGCCCTTCTTGTTTATATCTACTAAATCTTGTTGCATCCCCAAACACTGCCTTACTCACAGTTGTGACCCCATTAGCAGACAACTCAGCGACATAATCAACATTGTTTTCTGAAAACCACATCTGTGATAAATCATCTGAAACTTGTTTTATAACAGGAGCCCCAAAACCCTTTTCATTCAAAGATTCAACCCATGTCTTAGATAAAGTAAGTTCATTTTTTTCTTCTCTAGCCTCAGCGTATTCATCAATATCTCTTTCCTCGTCTGGATGTTTGTCCGACCAATCGGGGGTTACTCCCCCAGTCCGACCTTTAAACTTTCTTTGTGAAGGAGGTACATAAGCTTTTTGCATAGCTTGTATGCCTACAGCATCAGATGGTGCTTGTACCTCACCACCTTCTCCCTCAGCACCTTCTTGACCTTCAGCTGTCTGTAATTGTTGCATAGCTGCCTGTTCTTCAGCTTGTTGCTCGGCTTGTTGTTGTGCCAAAGCTTGTTGCTCTTCTTCCATTTCAATCTGTTTTTTCTGCTGCTCTAATCCCATGAGTTGTTGTTCACCCTGCATCTTCGCAGTTGGTACAGGCTCTCCACTTACAACAAACTCTGCTTCATATAAATCAACATCTTGTTCTTTTAGTTTTATATCAAAACCTAGTTGAGCAAATTGATTTACTATCTGTATTTTTTGTTGAGCAAAACTTAATCTGGTGTTTTCTGCTTTTTCTTCAGGTTGTGGAAGTTTTAAATCGTAGTCAGTAATCCCGAAAGAATCTAAAAGTTGAGGGAATATTTTTTCGTGAAATAGTCTCTGGTCTCCTTCAACCACACGACTCATAACTACTAGTTGTTGTGTTTGTGTAGACATACCTCCAAAAGCTTCTGGGGC